CCTGACATTCGCACTCACTAACGGTGTGCAGTACGGCATCTTTGGTGGGCTTACAGAACAAGAGCGTAGCAATTTACGCCGAAGAGAGAATCGAAAGTACAAGCAATATGTATCAGTAGTGGGGGAGTACTAATGGAGTACGCAAAGAATCAGGTAGTAATAGAGGTCAATGGGGGCGTTGCAGAGGTTGTGCGATGCCCTAGTGAGATCGAAGTGATCATTATTGATCATGACAACGAGATGAATGGGGATCAAGAATGAAAACTCTTGAAGATATTGATTACGAGATCGCATTCATTGAGACTGAACTAGAAGCCAATGAGTTTGTTTATCTCAGCAAAGATCAACTAACTGGTTGGTTGTCGGCACTTAATTGGGTTAAATCAAAGTGGGATTACGAAAGGAAAACTAATGACATCACTAAATAAAATCATGCTATTCGATCGTGAAGAAGCAGAGTCGATTGCAGAGCGTGATCTGACTGATGAAGAGTGGTTAATGATCAGAAGTGAGATCACAACTGATCACAATATGTGGCAGGTTATCGATGAATGTATTAAAGAAACTGTTGATCGGGTGATCAATGGTTAATACATTCTTACCATTCCCACAGTTTACTAAATCTGCTCAGGCACTTGATTACAGGCGATTAGGTAAGCAACGAGTAGAGGCGTGGCAGATACTTCAAGCCCTGAGGGGCGAGACTAAGGGCTGGACTAATCACCCTGCTACGAATATGTGGCGTGGTCATGAGAAAGCCCTGTGCGAATATGGGATTGCGATCTGCAAAGAATGGATCAGTCGTGGTTACAAAGACACGATGCTAGATCGATTCGTTGCGGTGCATTCACTATTGCCTGATTGCGAGATGCCTGTGTGGTTAGGTGATTCATCATTCCACCAGTCGCATCAAAGCAACTTAAAACGCAAAGATGCGGATCATTACAACTTCAATGTTGAAGATAATCTTCCGTATCTTTGGTTTGATCGAATGCTCGGTGACTTCAAAGTATTTAAGATCGGAAAAAAACCTAATGAAAATAAATCGAAAACTGGTGCAACGCTATGAAGGACTGGCTCACTACTACCGACATCGCACAACTAACAGGGCTAAAGATCGACACGATCTACACCTATCGAAAGCGAAACACCCTTCCCGAACCCGATCACATGATCGGCAATCGACCACTATGGAAGCAAGAAACAATCGATGAGTGGAACTCTTATCGAACAACTCAAATCGAAATGGAGAAATAATCTATGGTTGCAAATGTAATCAGTAGCGAAACATCAGCATCAACTCATGTGATCGAGTTTCCAATGAATGGAAACACTTTCACCGCCAAAGTATTTATTGGTGAGTGGGGCGTTGATGTCGATTGGTTTATTGGTGAGGACTTTATTGCGATCGATGATCGCTGGAAGGTTCTGCCAACTGAACTCTATGATCTTGAAGATTCAGATTGGGAAGAGATTCTCTATCCATAACTAACTCTCAGCCCTGATCTGGGGCGATCTGAGAGTTACTTCAAGCGCACATAAGCAGATTCCCTAAGCCCATAGTCACTATTGACCCCTAGCCCCTGATCGGGCTAGGGGCTTTTTTTTGCATTCTAAGTTACTGGCGAGTAACATTACTCATCAGTAACATGAAAGGGGGAATCATGGCCTATGTCGTAAAGCGTGGAGATAGGTTTACAGGCTATTACCGAAAGGGCGGTAAACGCCTCTCAGCAGGTACATGGGGCTCGGAGATCGATGCTATGTACCACGCCTCAAAAGCAGAGGCATCGGGTGTCAGCGAGCCTTCTAGGGCGGTATTTACCCTATCGACCTACATAGAGTCATGGTTGCCTACGGCTGATCTCATGCCGATCACTCGCAAGGGCTACCGATCCATTCTTGATCGCTATGTCATGCCGACCTTAGGCGATCGCAAAGTAACTTCGATCGATACCCGTACTATTCAAAAGTTACTTCAAGAACTCAGGGGCAAGGGGATCGGATCAGCAACTCTCAATCAGGTCAAAGCCTCTCTCGGATCAGCCTTCTCCCAGTTAGTCGATACAGGAGAATTAACTCAGAACCCTACTCATGGAATTAAGATCAAGGCGAAATACTCTGACATCTCAAATGTTGTAGAGCCTGAAGAGTTTAAGGCGATCATTCAGCACCTACCGACCGAAGGGGCGCAGTTATTCGCCCGATTCTTAGTCGCATCAGGTTGCCGATTCGGTGAAGCCACAGAGATCAGAGTCAAAGACATCAACCTAAAGACAGGTGAGGTCTATGTCCAAAGGCGAGTCAGCGATCTTGGATCAAGCCATATCAGTAGGTTTCTGATCGTAGAAGCCACAAAGTCGGGTCATAAGCGAAGCCTTATGTTAAGCAAAGCCCTACTACAAGAGATTCAGGGCTATGTCATATCAAAAGCCCTATCAAAAGATGACCTGTTGTTCCCAAGAACTATCATCTTGCCAGCAGGTAAACTAGAACCTTCTCGTGGAGAAATGTCTAAGCGACCATTCGCCCAAGACGGAAAACTGTTCCAGCATGGAACTCTGTACGCCTACACACATGGGCGTTGCCGATGTGAGGCTTGTCGAGAGTCGGTGCGAAAGCACAGGCAAAAGACAAAGCCATACCAAAAGCAACAGAGATTCATCGACCATACGAGTCACCTACCACGAGATGTATGGAGAACTACATGGAACAAGGCAATAGCCAAGTCAGGCATCGGTTGGAGTCCTAGAACCCATGATCTCAGACACGCTAACGCTACTCAACTTCTAAAAAGTGGGGTAGATGTGCATGAGGTCAAGGAACGCTTGGGGCATCAGTCGATAAAGACGACAGAGCGATACTTACATCGCCTTCGTCACAACCAGTCAAAGGCATCAGAAAGTGTCAATGACTTTTTGGAGTGATGATGAAACTAACAAAAAGAGGCAAGATCGTATTCGGATCGCTATTTACGGCGATCTTCGTAGCAAGTGGGATAGTGGTACTGCCACCAGCCCTCAGCCCTACGCAAGCCGAAGCACAGATCATGCAGAAGCAATATCAAGAGCGAGCCCTAGCCAAGTACGAGAACGCTGATCGCCTAACTAAGACACAGTTAGTCGATCTGCTTCACAACATTGGCTTCAAAGGACAAGCCTTACGCTATGCGTGGGCTATCGCTATGAAGGAATCAAGAGGAAACCCTCTCTCCCACAACGGCAACCGAGATACAGGGGACAACTCATTCGGGTTGTTTCAGATCAACATGGTTGACTCATTGGGACAAGATCGTAGGGACAAGTTCAGTTTGGAGTACAACGCCCAACTGTTGAACCCTGTGGTGAATGCCCAAATCGCTTATTACATGAGTGATGAGGGTAAGAACTGGAAGTCATGGAAAGGTATTCACAACCCTGTAGTACAGGGTTGGTTGAAGCAATTCCCTGAAGCCCAAGCAAAAGCACTAGCAAAAGCGAAAGCAAAAGCAATAGGACAAGCAACAGAGTAAGCAATAGGAGAAGCCCCGTCAGAAATGGCGGGGCTATCTTCGAAGTAACTTACCTGGCAGCCAGGTGAGTTAGTTACTTAGTTAGATCGGAGCATAATATGGCGGTATTTCATGATCAAGACTGGGAGCATAACCAGTCAATGAATGTGCAGAAGGCAAAGCCATACCAGAAGCGAGAGCAGATCTCAAAGCATTACCAGAAGGTCAAGCAAGTGCCTACAAAGTTACCCAATCCACACCAGAAGGGCAAGCAGTGGGTTCAGGACGAGTTGCCCTTCAATGATAAGCCTTGGCGTGAGAGATCTCTTACTGATACTGAAGTAGAAGAACTCTTTTGGCGCAAGTTAGTTCAGTTGGGCTGGAGAATTGAAACTTACGGAAACGAAACTACCGATATTTGGGTAAACCACACTACTAGAAAAAACATTGTATTGCCTTGCCCTTACTGCAATAACAAACTAGAAACAATAGTGTGGGAGTTTGTTAACCCAACAAATGCCAAGAAGATGTCAGATGAAAACGAAGTTAAAAAAAGATTTGAAAGTCATGGTGGATTTATCTGCAAAGCCAAAGGCACACCAGAAGCATAAGCAATAGCAAAAGCCCTACCAGAAGGCAGGGCTTTTACTTTGAGATGCTCAGTTATACAGTAGCAGGTTGGTTGTCAGTAATTAATTTCACTTCACAAGCATCAGTGGTGCAGTAAGCCTCACCAATAGCATCAGTAGCCATACCAGCATAGACACCAGAGAAGTCAATCGGGAAGAGTTGCATTACGCCTTGCTCTTCATACTCTTGCTCAGTGATCTGTGTGTAAGGCATCTGAGGATACGTAGCATTACCAGAAGGTAAGAAAGACACGGTCTTAAGTTGTCCGTCATACATATGCAAAGCCGTACCAATAGCAGAGGCTTCCGTTTCAGGATTAAAACTAATAGTCACACTTACAGAGTTATCTGACCAATATCTTTGTGCAGTAGCAGCGAGAGCCATCTTTTCATAGATGCTTACATCTTTTTCGCTACGCATAGCCTTAGATTTAATTGGAAAGAAGACAACCGAAGTCGTATTAGGAGACTCAGAGGCTGGTTCTACTCGATAGTTAGCCATTTTAAACAATGGAAGCATTGGATCAGAGTTAGCAAAACGAATAGCACGATTAAAGTACTCTCCACCTACAGTCCAATGAACGCCAGTTGATTCACCTGCCAAGATACTAACTGTTCCACTTGGCTTTACCGTAGTCATCTTGATTGACTCACGGATACCAAGCCACTCTGAGTAGGTTG